AATTTCGCTCGGCTGACATCTATACCCTCCACCACCTCGAAGTCCTCGTATATCGCACCCTGAAGCGTCCCGACCTGACCGAGGCCGTACACCTTCCACCAGTTCGCCCAATAGGCTGACGTTTCGGCTTTGGTCTTGGCTTTCTCAATCTCTCGGATGATGGCAGGGTCAAGGGCTTGGTTGTCCTTGTAGGTAACGAGCAGGAACTCGGCATCGGGGTCATTCATCAATTCGGTATGCGCCCAAAACTCTCGGACTGGATTGTAGTCGATGTAGATAGCGTTCCTTGTCCTGATAGCCAGTTGGTGATAGGCTTCCCATGTGATGTTGTTCGCCTCGTTCATAAATAGCACGTCCCTCCTTGCCCCTCGCATCTTGTCGCTCTGGTCAGCGGAAAAGAACTCGATGTAAGAGCCATGCGGGAAGTCGTATCGGAGCAGCGTTCGGTTGTATAGTTCCTCTTGGTAAAGCCCTGTCATGTTGAGCATCTTGAGGAAGTCCTTAAGCGCACCCCTGCGAAGGTGGGGGATGGATTCGGAAACTACCGAAATCTCAAGCGGACCGCATTCAGGGTTGGCTGCATAGGAATAAAGCAAGGACAGGATGGCAAAGGTTTTGCCTGCCGATGAACCGCCTTGGACTATTCGGATTCTCTTGCGGAATCCATCAATCTTGATTGCCGTTGTTGTTGGTGTCAACTTGTAGTTTTACGCCCTGCCATATTGGTTGAGGCGATATGGTTGCAGCGACCTCCTGCTTGGGTTGACCGTACACCCGTGATAGCAGCGTTTCCATGGAGTAGAGCGTTCCCTTCTCGATGGACTTGCGGATGGCCGAGGCGATGGTCTTTTCGAGGACGGTTGCCGTTGGGTTGTCCCATACCGCCTTGACTTCCTCCAAGGTCATCGCCATCATGTTTTGGATGGTGTCGTTGATTTCGGACCGCTTGTAGCCTTGGTCAACCAAGGTGCTGACGTACTTGCGTGGACGACCATTGGGGTTGCCTGACTGCCCTTTTTCAAACGGCTTGTTATTTGGTATCGGGTTACTCACGGCTGTTATTCGGCTGTTTTGTATGGCAAACCGTTCCTCTTGACCTCCAAGGTCGGGTCAAGTTTAAGCATCCTATCCACGATGACTTGGCAGTACTTCGGGTCAAGTTCCATGCCGTAGCACTTGCGGTTGAGTTGGTGGGCTGCGACCATTGTAGAACCGCTACCGAGGAAGGAATCAATAACCAAACCATTATCAGGGCAACTGCTTTTGATTGCTCGCTCACACAATGGGATAGGTTTAGGAGTTGCGTGTCCACCTTCGCTTCCATCCTTTGTGTGCCGTGCAAAGTGCCAAACGTTGTTCATGTTGTCGTGCGTATTGTTAAAATATGCACGAGTTGAATAGTATTCCTTTTTCAACGCATCGTATTCCTTTTTCAACGCATCGTATTCCTTTTTCAACGCATCGTATTCCTTATGAAAGGCCGAGCCATTTGCTGCGTTTCTAATTGCCTCATAATGCTCTCTTATCGGGAAGTGCCATTGACTTTTACTAAAATAGTGCGATGCGCTTGTTTTGCCTGTTATTTTGACAATCTCGTCGGTATTCCATCCAACCTTGTTTCGCTGGGTAACTAAGTAGTCCCTTATTTGCTCAAATCCCTCAAAGTAGTTGTCTGCATTATTATTGAATCCTTGAACGCCAAGCATCACAAAAAGACACTTCTCATCCGCTGTTGCGTATGACCTTGTTTGGTCTGAATTTTGACTTTGGCCGTGCCCTTTGTCCCACGTCAATAGATTTCTAAAAGTTGCTTTTTGTTGCCCTATGTATGGCTTTAAAATGTTAGAATAAATGTCCATCAACGGTTCATCAATTCCCCAGCAATACCAAGACCCGTTTTCTTTTAGTTGCATAAACTGAACCGCAATCCACTCCCGATTAAAATTAAGCAAATCCGAGTAGTTTAGGTTATCATTTAGGACACCCTCATTCTCTTTTTTCATTCCATAAGGAGGGTCGTTGTGTGCCATATCCGCCTTCTGCCCATCCATCAACTTCGCAACGGCATCGCTATCCGTTGAGTCCCCACAAAGCAAACGATGCGGACCAATCTCGAAGAGGTCGCCCAGCACGATGTCGGTCTGCACTTCGTCAGGCATCTCGTAGTCATCTTCCTCCGCTTCCAGTTCCTTAACGTTGTGAAAGTCAGGCAGGTCAAGACCCCACTCTTGCAGTTCCTCGGTATCCCATTCATTCGCAAGCATCTCCCAATCCCACTCCCCTCCGCTTACGTTGTCTTTGATAATGAACTGCCTTTGCTTGTCCTCGTCCCAATCCACGACTTGAATCGGCACGTCCTTCCATCCAGCCTCACGCATGGCCTTAAGCCTCATGTTGCCTCCAAGCACAACCATATCGGTATTGACCACAACGGGACGAACCTCGGCCATTTCAGGCAGGTCTTTAATGGACTGCACGAGTTTCTTGAACTTGTCGTCCTTGATGACCCTTGGGTTGTTCGGGTTGTTCTTGATTGTGCCTATGGGTACTCGTTGCATCAGTATTCAATTTTGTCGATTAGGTCGCTTATCTTGTTTACGATTTTCATTTTCACTTCGTACTGGTTCGGGGCATTGGAATCGTCCACCGCTCCGATGCAGTCGCAGAGGGTTGTAATGACCATCATAAGCGAGTCCATGCGGGCTTGGACTTGGGCCTCATCGTTGGGGGCTTTAGTCGAGTTCGCCAAGTTCCCGTAGTTTATTTCGTGACCATCCGAGGGCCGCTTTGCCACCCCAAAGGAGGTAACTGATGTAACCGCAGTCACTGGAACTGTCAGCGTTGTCGTAGTAGGTTTCCGCACGGGATAGGTAGGAGTGCATCCGTTTAACCGTTTCAAGGGAAATCCCTTCCCCGTTGGCGAGTTGCTGCGCCCTGACCTTGCCCGTCTGCGTGGCGCACTTGTTGCCGTTCCTCTCGTTGAGTTCAATCCCCCGCTTGGCGTTATTGCGCACACCTTCGCCATAGTCGGCGTAGGTTTGGAACTGGTCACGGGTTGGGGTTGTTGAGGGCATGGGTAACGGTCTGCTGGTTGGCTTCGGCGAATTGGTCCGCTTGTGAGTAAATGTAGGATAGGGCCGATTTTACGCAGTCAGCGCACCACCAATTTGTGTTCGGTCTGCCGTGGGCGACGAGGATGGTCTGCAAATCGTGGACCGCTTCGGGGGAGAGCCGCATGAACAAGGCCGCTTGGTACTGTTCCCAATAGTGGCGGTGCTTTTGGGCCGTGAGGTATTCCGCTTGGGTCATCGGTTTGTTAGTTGCAGGATGACAACGGTTAACCCCGCAGAGGCAAGGCCGTACACGGGAGCGAGGACCCAACCGCAGGTGGACCAAGTGAGCAGGACCGCCACCCAAAATGTGAGGCAGGTGACGCAGGAGAACGGCTTGTGACGGGCGAACCAGGTCTTGTACCAAGCCTGGGGCAGCACATGGTACTCCGCAATGGCGAGGGCGGTCAGGCTACTTATCAGCAGGGGAAATATCAGCGTGTCCATGGGATTGAATGGCGGCCTTGATTTTGGCCTTGGCTTGGTCAATTGAGTAAATGATGGAGCGATACGGGATGCCCGTATCACGGGATAGTTTCTTCATGTTACCCGTCCGAAGGTGGAGGCGCAGTAACTCCTTGTCATAGGGGAACGCCCCGTCCTTGGCCCAAGTGTCCATCTCTGCCTCGGCAATGGCCCACAGGTCATCCATCAGGGAATCATATTCCGATTGAGGAATAGGGGAATCGGGGTCCAGTTCTTCCAGCAAGTCGTGGTGGCGGTACTTTTGGGCAAACTGGTTGTTCTTACCCCTGTAAAGGTTCAGCAGCAAGCGGACGACATAGAACTTGAAATAGCCCTGCGACTGGATTTGCAGAATCTTGGCGGGGTCTTTCTCCAGCAGAATCAGGACGCACTCCTGTTCCAAGTCACGCCAAAGCGGGTCGCCTCCTGTAATCGTTAGGCAGGCTTTGCGGATTTCGCCCGTGCGATAGAGGTCGAGGATGATGGTGTCTGCGGATGCCATGCACAAAGATTGCAAAAAAAAGGGGGATGCAGTTAAGCACCCCCCAATGGTAAGCAGGCAGTTTCGGGCTATTCGGTGGGCGGAAGTTGCAGAGTATCAGTAATATAAGCCCCTTCAGCGGTCTGCAAGTAGTCCTGCGCATTGTTGAAAACTTGCCTCCGTAGGTATCGCAGTTGCGGCTTGGCCTTGCAATCGTTGTGGAAGGATTCCAAGTTGATGATAATCGTGGAGTAGTGGCGGTTCAGTTCCTTCCCGATGGCCATATAGGTAAACAGGTACTCGTTATAGGCGATGTCGGCTACGATGTTCCGAGCGATTACGCAGGGCCGCTCCCTTGACGGTGACCGCACTTGGTCGGGGGTGATGCCGAAGATGGCGGCGGTCGTGTCAACAAGGTGGTGAATGAGGGCTGGGGTCATGGGTTAAACGATTTCGGGGATGGGCATCCAATAAAGGACTTCGCTGGTGAACCAAGAGTGTTCCTCGCAGTACCATTTATTGGTTTCAAATTCATACCAAGCCACAACTTGCATTCCTTCCACATCAGTTATCAGCACGGGTTCGCCATCCTTGGGCATTTGGTCTTGGGGGCGTATCCAGGGCATGCGTGATGCGGCATACTCCTCCATTGCCTTAATTAACCATTCTCGGTCAACTTGGTGGAAGTGCATTTCGTTCGCATCCTCGTGGTCTGCAAGTATTTGGTCTGCGGTTTTCATGGTTGGGGTTTAGGCGTTTTTGGCTTGGAGGATTCTTCCGAGCAGGGTCCAGTTCACTCTCCACGGAGAAATGGTTTCGGAGCGGTCGGGGCGGTCGCAGTTCACGCACTCCTTGCGGATGTGGATCTGCCAGCGGCGGAAATCGGTGGGGGTTGGTTTCATGGGTTAGGGGTTAGGTTCAGCAAACATATACACAACTTAGCCACATTCAGCCAACACCTGCTGAAATTCCTCCACGCTTCGGATGACTACATACCTGTAGCCGACTGCCTCCACGACCCCCTGCCACCACTTTTGGGAAAGGGACTGCTTGCCCTTGGGTGTTTTAAATTCCAAGAACACCGCACCCTTGGGCGATAGGTAGGTCATGTCGGCCACCCCAGCGGTCAGCCCGATGCCCTTTAGGAAGAAACCATTTGAGCGGGAACGGGGGTTGTTAAGGTTGAGGAATAGCAGACCCTGCTCGTTGGGTCGCATAAGGGCGAACAACTTGACACAGGCGGCTTGGAGGTTGTATTCGTCCATCATAGGGAATTGGGTGGGTATTCGTTGGCTTTGGTAAAGGGAAGGTGGCATTGGATGTTTGCGATGCCAAGGGAACCGTTGCGGTTTTTGCGGACGATGACCTCCATGAGGTCCGCTGGTTGGTTCCTGTCGTGTTCGTAGGGGCGGTAAACAAAGCCAATCTTGTCCGCATCAAATTCCAGTTGCCCCGTTTCCCGAAGGTCCGACATGATGGGCCTATGGTCGCTCCTTCCCTCGGTTGCACGGGATAGCGATGACACCACAACCCCGAACACCTTCTGCCGTTTGCATATTGCTTTGAGGGTCTTGGATATGTTGGTCATCTGCTCAATTTTTGGCTTGGCTTTGTCAATCTTGGTCGGCTCTACGAGTTGGAGGTAGTCCAAGTAGAATCCGCAAATCCCGTACTTGGTTTTCAGTTTGGCGATTTCGCCCTCAATGCGGTCCAGGTTGGCTTGGTGTAGGTCCACGATGTAGAGCGGTTTGGACTTTAGGAGGTCCGCTTTTTGGCCCAAGTCCATGAAATCTTTGGTGCTGATTCGCTCGGTTGGGTTGAGAAAGTGTGCCCCGTCCATAGTGGCCAGGTTGGAAAGCATCCGCTGGGTCAGTTGCTCCGCTGACATTTCCAGCGTGAAAAACACCACGGGGATATCGGCCATGGCTTGATTCATGGCTATTTGCAGGGCCAAGAGCGTCTTACCCATTGCGGGCCGACCGCCCAATAGGATAAACTCGGTAGGCTTGAATCCCGTCAGCATTCGGTCTATTGGGCTGATGTAGGTGGGAAAGATTGAATCCTTGCGTCTGCCTTCCCTGACCTCGTTCATGTTCATAAGGTAGGTCTTGGCCAGTTCGTGAGCGGTGGTTTCGGTGGCGTTGGTTTCAATGGCCTGCATGGATTGGTAACGGGCGAAGGCTTTGGGGATGTCACGGTCATGGGCCAACTCGTCCATGATGCGTTGTTCCTCGCGTTGCTTCCAGGCCTCATTGAGGTCGGAGGCGTACACCTTCCAATCGGAGGTAAGCGTGTTCCCATCAAGGATGTCCACAAATTCAGCGATGACATGGGCTTGCCCGTTGTCAATAAGGTGCTTGTGGACTGCCACCAAGTCAACGGGTCGCTCTGCTCGGTGGAGGGATTCAATGGCCCGATATACGAGGACATGGTTTCCCGTGAATAGGCGTTCAGGGATTTGAAGGAGCAGGACCGCTCGGTTGGTAAATTGGTCCATGAGGCAGGACAGGAGCCTGCGTTCAGCGGTAAGATGGTAAGGGTTCATCGTCGGTTTGGTTTAGTGGGTTGAAGGTAGCGTTCCTTGGGATTACTTGGTCCTCCCATCGGCCTTGGTTGAGGTAGGTCGCCGCATGGGGTACGAACTGGACGGGGGTTTCTGCGTAGAGGCGGGAGATGTTGTTAATAGCCGCCTGCTGGTCGTGGTCCTTCAACTTGGCGAAGGCTTTGGATGCGGACTGCTTGGAGGTCTTGCGGGGATAGAGGTTCCAAAATTGGTCAAAAAGGACACAAGTATTCTTCTTCTTCTCTTGTATCTCAATCTTATCTTCT